GATCATCACCATTAAAATACTTTAATAGTTTATCATTCATATTATTAAATTTTGTTATTATTAAAAAAAAGGAAGGTAAAGATAGAAGTGAAACACCTCTATTCCAAAAATAAACTCTTAATTTATAAAGTTTTTTCTAACTCTGTAAACATATATTTTATTAATGTACTTTCTGCTTGTTTTCTTTCTGTAAATACTTCTGGAATTGTTTCAAGTTCATCTCCATTTAATACACAAATAAATTCTGAATCATACTTATCCCACGCTATAGTACCAATTATATTAAAAGCATCAAAAAAGTAAACCATCATCATGGGACTAGCTACAATCATTTCAGAAAGCATATTATCTCCAAAACTTGGATAGTTTTCTTTTCCATATTGTTCCTTATAAGATGTTATAAGGAACTCTTTATATTTCTCTAGTGTTTTTGGACACTGTTCAATCGTTTTCTTCATTTTTTATTATTTTTTCTATGTCTAAAATTTCTAATTTTTCATCATACTCATACCAAACTTCCATATCATTTGTAAACAATACTCCAGTTTTATTTTCCCAATATTCTAATAAAGAATTATCTTTATTAAATACAAGATTTTGTAAACTTTTTCTTTTAATTTGTTTACCCTTAACAACATTTGTTATTGTTTTAGGAAACAATTCTTGAAATTCTTTACTAGTTTCAGAATATTTACTTTGTTTAATAAGCTCATAATCTGTGTTAAATCTTTTATCTAAACCAAATACAACTACAACATAGTTATCATCAAGATTAAAATCTTCAACAATAAATTCGTTTTTATTATATAAGGTTTCTAAAAACTCTTCAAATAAAAGTTTAGAATTTGGTTTGAATACAATATAAACTACATGTGGGTCATAATCCAACTCTTTGTCTTCCATATCAGAAAAACTATTAACATAGTCATACTGTTTTAATAAACCTTTATCTAACCCTAAAACAGGAATTAGAAATATAGATGTTATTGTTTTTTTCATTCTATTCCTTTATATTTACGTTACCACCTTTATCGTGGTTTCCTTTACTAATACCCCATTCATCATTTTCAATAGCCCATGTTAACTCTTCAATGATTTGCTTTACTCCTGGATATTCAGAAAACTTGTATGTAAATCCTTCATAAGCATCCTTTATGTCTTCTTTTGTAAGAGTGTAAATAAGAGGCTTATAGTAATTAATACTATCACATACTAAAAATTTAGGAATTTCAACTGTGTAACCATAAAAGCTTGAATCTTCATCACTGTCTGCAACATATTGTACAGCTTTCCAATACAAATAGGCTTGAATATAAGATCTTCTATATAGGTAATATTCTGTATAGAATTTTTCTACAGACCATGTACATTTTAAATCATAAACATGTACAATTTTTAAATCATGATCAATAATTACTTTATCAAGCATAGATTTAAGACGAACACCATCTATAACATAATCTTGAATTTTCATTTGATTTACAACTTCAAATCTTTTACCTGTTTCTAAGTTACATACTCCTGCTGTATATGAAGTGTTTCTTAAAGTGTCAACAATTTGTTCTGCATTAGTAATATCTTGTGCAGTAACCATTGTCATACCTAAATGTTCAACTTTAAGACACTCTTCATAGTATATTTTATTCTCTGGATCTTCTAACTTAGTTATCACTGTTTCAATTTTAATTTTAAATCCAGCATGTACATAAGCTTCTTTTACTGTTTCTTCAAAATCATATCCTTCATCTTCAGCATATTTTCCAACTAATTCTGCTAGTTTGTATATAAAATCTCCTAGCATTCCTCCAGGGACTTTAACAGATGATGACATGAAAAACATTTCATCAAATCTCTCAGGCTCCATTAATATTGTTTCAACAAGCCTACCCATATTAGCTGCCTTGTTTTCTTTTTCTTTGATTTTATCACCAAGTACATACTTACGATAGTATTTTCTTCTATCTGTTGAAAAATCTTTTAAACTACTTGAGCTATTATAATCTAGCTCTCTATACTCTTCTTCTGTCATCTTGTTTTCTTTTATTTATTTTTACGTTCATTTTGTGTTTTTATATTATGACAAGTTGTGCACAATACCTGAAAGCCTTCTATTTCACAAAAAAGTCTTTCAACAAATCCTGCCAAATCTTTATAATGTTTTAAAGTTCCGGCAGGAATTATGTGATCTACTTGTACTTCTTTATCAGGGAAATGCTCTTTACATTTAGCACACTTAAATTCCCACTTTCTTCTTTTATTGGTTCCTACATATTTTCTTCTACTAAGTTTTTTACATTCAGCCATAGGCTTCCACCATCTACTCTTTTGTCTAAGAGCACTTCTTATTCCACCCCAAAACATTGATTTTTAACTTTCTTTGCCATAAATAATTTATTATGTTATCAAAATTAATCAAAATAAATTAAAATGGTACGTCCATATTTACCCACATTACATCTTCATTGTCCGTTTTGTCCCATAAGTATTTATTTAATCTAGAGAACACTTCATTAGTATTCCAGGGAACACTAACTGATGTGTCACTAATAGATTGCTTAATTACAAAGTATGGATATACAGGATCAATAGTTTTAGCATATTGGTCAAATACATTTTCTCCAGCAAACACAATTGGAATCATACGTTTAACAAAGACCTTAGTAATGATATGTTTAATGAATGGAGTCCATAGATTTTTATGCTTCCCAGGAGAGTTTATTTCTGTAGTTAAAGAACTACTAATAAACAATACACCTTGAGCTCTTAAAAATTCTAGGTCATTTCTTTTAATCATATTAATATTAAGGCCATTGTAAAACTCTGTTTCCATTGCTTCATAAAAAGCAATTAATTGTGGATGGATTTTGTCTACATATTCGCAACTTAATGGTATGCCATCTGCATATTGTAAATCATTTTGTTTGCAACTATAAGGTTCATCAAAAATAATAACACATCTGATTTTTTTTAAATCAACCTCAAAAGCTCTAAATGTATTAGAGCTTTTAGGTGCTATTTCTTTGCCTTTTTGTTTCTTTAAAAAAGAATAAATTAAGTTACAATGATTACTCTCTATAAAAGGTTTTACAGAAGCATGCCAAGAAGTATGAAATTTGTTTTTAAAGTTATTCCATTCCATTACCAACTATGAGATTTTCCTTTTCCTACTGCTACATCATAATCCCAAGAGTTATCTTCTAATTGATCTACATCTTTAATTTCACCTTTTTCTTTCTTATTAACTTTAAAAGAAGCAAGTAAATCTTCAATATTACGATTTCCAGGAGTTCCAATTTTTTCAAGCTTTTTTTGAACCTCTTTGTCTTCTTCATCTTCTTTTATTTCCTTTACTGTCTCAAAAATAGACACCATATCTTGGCTATAGTTTGGGTTTTCCATTTCACGCCCAAACTCATTAAAAAGTCTTCCATCATTATGTAAAAAATACCCATTACTGAGTCTTTTACAATTATCTATATCAAATTCCACCTTCTTCATAATAATCTTCTGGTTTTTCTTCAAGAACTTCTGCTATACTATCTTCTAAATCAACTTGACTATCATCAATATCAGCTACTGGTCCCAAAGGAAGTAAAGCTATTTCATCTAGTATACCTGATTCTGCATCTATATCTAATGTAGTTCTCCATTTTTGTGCATCTTCATATACCTCACGACGTTCTGTAGAATCGTCTATTTCTTTTAAGAAAAAATCATGTACACTAATATGAGTTTCCATCCATAAAGCAGGATTCATTTCTTTTATTGTAAATGTTACAAATTGATAGATTTCCCAAATACTTCCAGGGGCACCATATTCATGTGATGGTTTTCTAAATTCATCATATAAAAGATTAAGTCTTGTCAAATTAAAATTACGATTTGTAAAGAATAATCTACCTGCTAATTCTTGTTGTCTTTCTCTCCCTATATAATGACGCTTCATTATATCTTTTTCTTCAACCATTTTAGTAAATGTTGCTGCTGCTGAAAGTATAGCATTTTTCATTTCTTTAGGAGCAAAGTCTTGAACATCTGCTACATGTTTACGAGCAAAACTTCCAAAGTTTCCACTTACACAACCATTAGAACAAATAAATATTCTTGTTCCAATAGCAAATTTTAATGAGAGTGTTTTATCATAACTATTTTGCCATCCTATTTCAAGTTGCATGTCTTCATCTCTGACATCTTTAATTGTGTATCTAGCTGTAGCTACATCTCCATCTTTTGCACAATAGTACTCTTCTGTTTCTAACTCAAATCCAGCATCTTTGATACCTTTTAAAGTTGCTTTAGCCAGCTCTTTATGAGTAACAGCTTTGTAAGTTCGTGTAGATAATGGCACAGTAGTAGAAAATAATCTTCTTTTAGGTATTCTATAACTTATATTTCTCATTTTATTTTATTTTTTTTTATAATATTTATAATTATTTTTTGATTTATGACTACGTCTTATTGAGTTGTAAATAACTCCTCTTTTATCAGGAACTTTGTCTATTATTTCTGAAATAGTTCCTATACATATTATTTTATCTTCTTGTACACATACTATAATTAATGGTTTTTTAATTTTATCTTTAATTGATAAATCTTTGTCATCCTTATATCTAAAAATATAACCTCCTGCCTGTTTAAATCTTTTTTTACAACAATCTTTGATAGAATTAACATCTATTTTTAACGATCTAGAAGCACTATGAAGACTTGACCAATCTTTTATAAAAACCCCTTCTAAACTATATTGAACAATAGGTTTTTTATTAGTTTTTTTATATTCAGGAAATCTGTATCCTAAAGTATTTCCAGCAATTTTACAAGTATTATAGCCATTTTGTTTAAAAGGTTTATAAAAATCTAACCATTTTTGTTCAGAATTTAAGCACATATCTGGAGAACAAAATTCTAAAATTTCAAATCTTATACCATCAATTCCATATTTATTTATGACATTTTGTAAATAAATAGAATGATGTGTTTTAGTATTTAAACTAGTTAAATGTTTTTTCCAGCGTTCTTTAAATCCTTTTCTCCATTTTCTTATAGAAGTTGCACTTCCTATATAGTATATATTAGGTTTATTAATATGATATATTTTATACACACCTGTTTTATGAATTTCTTCATAATTAGCATTTGTTTTAGATAAAATAAATTTTATTGTTATATTTTTCATAAAACAAATATAAGAAATTAATACATACAAATTAATAAAAATTAAAAATTTATATGTATCAGTTTCTTAATGATATTATACGTAACTAAATAATTTTTCTAACCACTTGTTCATTTCATCACTTGTGTCATTAACTTTATCCATAACACTTCGTACATCTTCTTTAGGATACCAAACTACATACCCTTTACATCCAACTCTTAAATCTATACCTACACCAGAAGCTTTATTTCCTAAATAATTTTCTCCTGAGTATTTAAACCAAAAATGCATTCCATTATTTTTAGTTTTGTAATTAAATGTTTCATGTAATTCATTCCTTAATTCATGAGGAATAGCTTCAAAGCCATCAATGTCTCCATGTCTATCAACATCTACAACAACATATCCTTTAGAAGGCATAACTGCTAGATTATAACCCTCGGGCACATTTCCCTCAAAATAAGTTTCATCAGGAAGTAGCGACCAACGTATAATTGGCCGCTTTCCTCTTAATAAAAAACTCTTCATTAAAATTTATATTCTAATTTAGCTTGTGGTCTTTCCCACCAGCTTCCGTAATTATAAGTGCTAGCAAACCCATAAACTCTATGAATTTCATTTCTTATTTCTCTTGATAATCCTGCACCTTCATCAGATCTTAAAGCGTTTTTTACATCAACTACACTTGCACCTATATAATCTGCATAACCACAAAGTATTGTACAAGGGGAATTTAATCCACTACCAGTTCCTTCAAATGCTAGTTTATTCTCTAAAATAAATTTTTTTAATTTCTCTACCATAATTTCTATCCGTTTATTATTTGTTTTTCCATATAAATTTTCCTGCTGTTTTTCTTTTTTTTAAACAACATTCTCTTATATGACTTTGATTAATATTTAATTTTTGTTGTACTTCTGCAGCACTTTTCCAATTTCTTATAAAGTTTCCTTTTAAATCATATTGAATTATAGGTTTACTTTTATAATTACTAAGTTTTTCCTTTGTCTCTTTAGAAAGAGATACACCTAATTTAGCTTTACGCATTTTTTGTTTAGCTTCTTTAGACATTTTTCTACCAATTTGCCATTGTGACATTTTTTTTCTGGTTTCATCTGCTACAACATTGTATTTATCACCAAGTTTAGGTAATTTACAATTTAAATGTTTTTTATCTAAAGTATTAAACCCCCAACCAATTAGAGTTTCTTTTTCTAACATTTCATTAATATTTCCTTCCCAAATTATTTCTAACTTGTGAGTTTTCCACCCATGTTTTTTAATAGAATTATATAATTTAGTTTGAAATTTACAATGTAATTTTTTATAGTAAGAAACTCTGTTTTTTAAATTGGTTGTAGATCCTACATATAATCTATTTGTAGGACTAGTAATCATATAAATTAAACCTTTTTTCATAATATCTTTTTTGTAAAG